CTTTAAAGCATGCTGTTGAGGATCAAGGTTTTAGTGCAATCCATATTAAGACCGACTCCATTAAGATACCTGATGCTACTCCCGAGATCATAAAGTTCGTAATGGATTTCGGTAAAAAGTATGGATACACGTTTGAACATGAGGAAACTTATAAAAGATTCTGTCTGGTTAACGATGCTGTTTATATTGCAAGGGTCGATGAGTGGGAGACACATAAGTCTGAGGAGCTCCGTAGAAATAAAGGTTGGACAGCAACCGGAGCACAATTTGCACAACCATATGTCTTTAAGACTCTATTTTCCCATGAGTCTATAGGATTTAAAGACATGTTCGAGACAAAAACCGTTACTGTAGGGGCGTTATATTTAGACATGAACGAAAAACTCCCTGAAGGAGAACATGATTATTGCTTTGTTGGAAAAGCTGGAGCTTTCTGTCCCGTTCGTCCAGGTTGTGGCGGTGGGCTTCTACTTCGTGTTACTGAAGATAAATATTATGCAGCGACTGGAAGTAAGGGATACAGATGGTTAGAAGCCGAAATGATCAAAGAGTTGGGAAGGGAGAATGATATTGACCGAGGTTTTTATAATGCGTTAGTTGATACTGCTGTAGAAGACATTTCAAAATTTGGCGATATCGAATGGTTCATGTCCGATTCAGAACATCATGGGCCGAATAATATGGCCTGTGGTAAGTTTGATTGCCAGGGTTGTCCTAGTTGGAAAAATGTAAAAGATGTTGATGGAAGATTACTTTGTGAAGCAGGTTATGAATGCCTGCCATTCTGAAAGGAGAAAGAAAATGATAAAAAGTAATATTGCGATCGAAAATGCTCGTATAGGTTTTAGAAACTTTAGCGGGAAAGAGGGTAAATTCAACCCGGCTGGTAGACGTAATTTCTGCGTCTTTCTTGAGGAAGAGCTTGCTAAAACTTTAGAAAAAGATGGGTGGAATGTTCGTTGGCTGCAACCTCGTGATGATAATGAAGCGGAGCAGGGCTATTTACAAGTAGCTGTGAGTTATGATAATATCCCTCCAAAAATTATCATGATTTCAAGTAATGGAAAAACCATTATGGATGACGAATCCGTTGGTATTCTTGATTGGGCGGAAATCTCTGAAATTGATCTTATTATCCGTCCATACAATTGGGTCCTTCATGAGGGGACAAAGAATGAAAAGAGCGGTGTAAAGGCGTATGTTAAATCAATGTATGTCACAATCGCGGAAGATGAATTCGAGAAAAAGTATTATGATGTTCCTGATAGAGGCACAGATGCCATAGGCGGATGCGGAAATTGTGAAGCCTGTGATGGGAACTGCAAAGACCATAAACACGATTAAGGAAAAAAGCTGCGCTATCGGCTCGACGGGCATTTCTTTTGAAGGGAGGACTGACTCGCCAATATGGCTATTAATTTATATGAACATCAGCGCGATGCTGTTGAAAAACTTAAGAATGGAAACATTCTAGTCGGGGGAGTCGGCTCTGGTAAATCTATAACCGCTCTTGCTTATTATTATATAAAAGTATGTGAAGGTAAGATTAAAACAAATGGTGAGAGCGGATATTCCCCTATGAAAAAACCGAAAGATTTGTATATTATCACAACGGCGAGAAAACGGGACACCCTTGAATGGGAAAAAGAATGTGCCCCATTTCTTCTCTATACAAAAAAAGAAAAAAGCATAAATGGCGTTAATGTAATTATTGATTCTTGGAACAACGTATCTAAATATGCCAATGTTAAAAATGCTTTCTTTATATTTGATGAACAGAGAGTTATTGGAAACGGAACGTGGGTAAAATCCTTTCTTAAAATTACAAAGACTAATGGTTGGATTTTGCTGAGTGCTACACCAGGGGACACATGGATGGATTATATTCCCGTCTTCATAGCAAACGGATGGTATAAAAATAGAACGGAATTTATTCGTAGACATGTTGTTTATAGTAACTTTACGAAGTATCCAAAGATAGATCATTTTGTTGAAGTGTCTAGACTTGTTCGTCTCCGAGATGCTGTTATTGTTAATATGCGATATAAAAAAAGAACAATAGCACACGATAAGACTGTTCAAGTTGGGTTTGATAGAGAACTCTTTAATACAGTAATGATTAAACGATGGAATGTTTATGAACAACGTCCCATTAAAGATGTTGGTGAACTTTGTTATCTTATGAGAAGAGTTGTTAATAGCGATTCAAGAAGGGTTGATACTGTTAGCCAACTTATCGAAAAGCATCCAAAGGTTATAGTCTTTTACAACTTTAATTATGAGAGAGAGTTGCTTCTTCAACTTGGAGAAAAAATAGGAATACCAACCGCACAATGGAACGGTCACAAACATGAACCGATACCAAATACAGACACGTGGTTATATATAGTTCAATATACAGCTGGAGCAGAAGGATGGAATTGTATTGAAACAGATACTATTATATTCTACTCCCAAAATTATTCATACAAAGCAACCATCCAAGCTGCCGGTCGAATTGATAGGTTGAACACTCCGTTTACAAATCTTTATTATTACTATCTGTGTTCAACTTCTGTAATTGATTTAGCAATACAAAAAGCGTTTAATAATAAACGCGATTTTAACGAGCATCGTTTCATGTCCGCTTAAAATTTTTATCGCGGCCAAAACATAGCCTCTAATAGAAGAGGAGTAGAAAATCGCTCTTCTATTATTTTCGAAAGGAGGCCGTTCAGATGGCTAGAGAGTCAAAATTTCAATCAGAATTAATCGATGATCTAAAAGATCTCTTTCCTGGTTGCATGGTTCTCAAAAACGATGCTAATTATATTCAGGGGATTCCTGATCTCTTAATTTTGTACCAAAATACCTGGGCGGCTTTGGAATGTAAAAGAAGTCTTTATGAACCTTATCAACCTAATCAAGAGTATTATCTCGAAGTTATGGATGATATGTCTTTTGCCTCCATGATTTGCCCGGAAAATAGAGAGGCGGTTTTATATGAACTTCAACAATCATTCTCGGTTAGAAGGCTTGCACGCTTTTCTAAGCGCTAGTAAGTATCACTGGATTAATTATGATGAAGAAAAATTAATTTCTACATTTACAAAATATCAGGCAGCGCAAAGAGGAACTGCTCTTCATGCTCTTGCGTGTCAGTGTATTAATTTAGGAGTAAAACTTCCTAAGACCAGAAACACACTAAACATGTATGTGAATGATGCTATCGGTTTTAAAATGCTTACAGAACAAATCCTTTATTTTTCGGATAATTGTTTTGGGACAGCTGATACCATTTCGTTTCGAAAAAACTTTTTAAGAATACACGATTATAAATCTGGGGAAACACCGGCTTCTATTAAACAGTTATTAGTTTACAATGCATTATTTTGTTTGGAATATAACATTAAACCTGTAGACATCGAAATAGAACTTAGGGTTTATCAATCAGATGACGTTGTCGTACATATCCCAACACCTGAAGAAATTTATAACATTATGGATAAAATTATTGCATTCGACAAAAGGATAGAACAAATGAAATCAATAGGAGGGTAATTTTCATGAGTAATGATTTGAAACATTATGGAATGCCGAGACGCTCAGGAAGATATCCCTGGGGGTCTGGCGAAGATCCTTATCAAAGAGCTATTGGTTTCCGGTCCCATATTCAGGAACTTCGTGACAAAGGACTAAGTGATGTGGAAATCGCTCGTGGAGAAGGAATAACAACAACTCAGTTAAGAGCGAGAATGTCTCTTGCAAAGGCTGAACAAAGGGCTGGCGACACCGCAGAAGCTTTGCGGCTTAAAGATAAGGGCTACTCCAATATGGAAATCGGGAGGAGAATGGGAATAAATGAATCCTCCGTCCGTTCTCTTCTCGATCCCGCCCTTGCTGAGAGAGCTTCGATTACTATGGCAACTGCCAATATGCTCAAAGAGAGCGTTGACCAAAAAAGATTTATCGATATAGGAGCAGGTGTTGAGAATCATATAGGTGTGAGTCGTACAAAACTTAACACCGCTGTTGCGGAACTCCAAGAACAAGGTTATAAAGTTCATCGTGTTAATGTTGAACAAATTGGAATACCTGGGCAATTTACAATTGTTAAAGTTTTGGGTGCCCCAGATACAACTTGGCAGGAAGTCGTTAAAGACGTAAGCAAGATTCAAAGTGTTACTGCACAATCTGATGATTACGGAAGAACTTATAACTCCGTGTTAGGTCTAAAACCAATTCAAAGTGTAAGTTCAGATCGTGTTAAAGTTCGATTCTCCGAAGAAGATGGTACTTTAAAAGATGGTGTCATTGAACTTCGACGTGGTGTTCCGGATTTAGACCTTGGTGGGTCTCAATATGCGCAGGTTCGTATAGGTGTGGATGGAACACACTTTTTAAAGGGAATGGCAATCTATTCTGATGATTTACCAAAAGGCGTTGATATTGTATTTAATACAAATAAATCCAAAGATGTTGGAAAACTTGGCGCCATGAAAAAAATGAAAAAAGTTGCTGGAGATGACGGCGAAGATATTATTGATTCTGATAATCCTTTTGGTTCCACAATTAAACCTGGTGGACAAAGAGGGGCTCTCAACATTGTTAATGAAGAGGGCGATTGGGATACATGGTCAAAAACTATCTCTTCACAAATTCTCTCTAAGCAGACCGTACCGTTAGCAAAGAATCAACTTGATTTAGCGTTAAAACAAAAACAGGAAGAATATGAAGAGATTGCATCGTTAACAAATCCTGTTGTTAAAAAACAACTTCTTCTCGCGTTTGCTGATGATTGTGACGCTTCTGCTGTTCATCTTAAAGCGGCAGCTCTCCCAAGACAAGCTTCTAAAGTAATTCTACCTATTCCTAATATGAAAGAAACAGAAGTTTATGCTCCAACATATAAGGATGGAGAACAAGTTGTTTTAATAAGACACCCGCACGGTGGAACATTTGAAATACCCCAGCTCAAAGTAAACAATAGAGCTAATAAAGCGGCACAATCAGTTATGAAAAACGCACCAGATGCTATTGGAATCCATCCAAAGGTTGCACAGAAACTTTCAGGTGCAGATTTTGATGGTGATGCTGTTATAGTAATTCCAAATAATAGAGGTTTGATAAAGACCTCAGCCTCTTTAAAAGGGCTTGAAAATTTTGATCCTATTACAGCATATAAAATTCCTGAAGGCTCAAATGTTCCTCCGATTAAACCAAAGACTAAACAAACTAAGATGGGTGAAGTTTCAAATTTAATTACTGATATGACCATTAAAGGAGCAAATCTTGATGAAATTGCTAGGGCTGTTCGACATTCAATGGTTGTTATAGATTCAGAGAAACATAATTTAGACTATCGGCAATCATACATTGACCATGGAATAGCCGCCCTTAGTAAAAGGTATCAGAATACCGAACGTGGTGGGGCCTCTACATTAGTTTCAAAAGCTTCTTCTGAGATTCGAGTTGATGCTCGTAAACCAAGAAGCACCAAAGAAGGAGGTCCTATAGACACAGAAACCGGTATGAAAGTATACACAAAGACTGGCGAATCTTATGTTGATTCTAAAGGTCGCACTATTATGAGAAAAATTGCTTCTACAAAGATGGCAGAAGTGGATGATGCTTTTGAGTTGTCTTCTGGAAGACCTATTGAGGAAGTTTATGCAGCATATGCAAATAATTTGAAGGCCTTAGGTAACACTTCTAGAAAGAACGCCCTTGCTACAGTACCGACTCCTTACAGCCCTTCAGCAAGAAAGGTCTATGACAATGAAGTTGCCACCCTCACTGCTCATTTAAACACCGCCCTTATGAATAAACCCATAGAGAGACAAGCACAGATAATAGCTAACTCTGTTGTAGCAAGAAAAAGACAAGCGAATCCTAACATGGATGCTGATGACGTCAAAAAAGTAAAGAACCAGGCCCTTGCAGAAGCAAGAACCCGTACCGGTGCAAAGAAACAACAGATCGAGATAACAGAAAAAGAATGGGCAGCCATTCAAGCAGGCGCAGTTAGTCCATCTAAACTAACACAAATACTGCAAAACACAGACCTTGACAGAATAAAACAATTGGCTACACCAAGAACATCAGTAATGATGTCTCCATCTAAGACGAGTCGTGCAAAGACGATGCTTGCTGCTGGATACACTCAAGCTGAAATAGCAGACGCTCTTGGTGTTTCTACTTCAACGTTAGCAAATGCGTTGAAATGAGAAAGGAGATAACGATGAAAGCTGTAATGCTAACCACAATTGACAATCCGTTTGATCCTTTTACTCAGTTCGACCAATGGAAAACGTTCGACGAGCAAAAAGGATACTTTACTTGTGCTTACTTGGCTCGAATTGCCAAAACAAGTGATGAACTATCAGAAGCTGATGAGGACTTGGCGATTGAACAAGCCATTAACGAAATCGTTAGGTTGAACATCTTAGGGATCTATAGGAAGATTGTGGCATAGGGGGAGGGTCCCGCGTTTAATACCCCCCGTCTACAT